TTTACTATTTCATACTCATAGGGTATCTGTTGCCTGTCAAGGAAAGTAGCAAAGTTGTTTTCAAAGGCTGATCTAAAACGTTTCATTTCTTCAGCTTGAACAGGATATAGGGTTCACTACCCTCTGTTCCTTGAAGTGTAAGGGACTTGCTGGAAGGATCAGGATCTTGAGGACCAACATACTCCCACGAAGCACCATCCTGCATTTGATCAGCAGCAGTGTGAAAGAATTCCTTGTTGTTATTGTAGAACATACTGATCATCATTGTAAAAATAGTAAGAATCATTGTACAGCCCTTAATCTATCTGGTTCAAACTTTGAGTGAAACTCAGCAAGTTTTGTTGAAACATGCTCATATATCATAACAGAGTAATCCTTGAGTGTCAAGGGATTAAATTCATCATCATACAGGGATTCAGTACACAGTATACCAACGTACCTGCGCCTCATCAGCTCTGATATCCTGTCCAGAGATGGCTCAAACTCACTAAGGAACACCTCCATCTCGCTGTCTTTCCAGTAAGCAGCAGGATCATGACCCCCATACTTTTTAAGTATTAGTGGAAAGGCTCTGTCCATCTTTCTGAACCTGTTGTTTATGAATGGTCTGCCAGACTGCTTCCTGTGATCAGCATAGATAAAGATACAGTTGGGATTGGAATTCACGTCACCATCTGACACACTGAACATGGTAACTAAAGGCATTAGTCATCATCCTCTGGCTTTAGATCCTTGGGATCTTTTGATAACTGCCTCATGCGTCCGTTGGATTCATCGTAGAACAGTTTACTGCATATTCCTGTTTTACCAGAGAACCTGTTCTTTATGATCCTTACATAGGTTGTGTTGCGCTTTATGAGGTCAGTAGCCTGTCCGTTACGTTCCAGACCTATTACTATGTCAGAGAGCTGACCTATACTGGCAGATCCTCTAAGATCAGATAAGGAGGTGTTAAGTCCTTCCTCGTGAGAACCGTGTATGGATCTCCTTAAATGGGAGACTATTATCATACATATGTCAAGCTCCTGCACCAGCATTCTAAGCTTGGTCATGCATTCATCTATTGTCCTTCGTTCATCGTAGGCATGTTCCTGTGAGCTTACAAGTATGCTTATATGATCCAGTATGATATACTTGCACTTCACAGCTTTAACAAAATAGCGTATTCTAGCAAGAACGTTGTCTATGCTGTTGGAACCAAAGTGATCAAAGAAGAAGTATCTTCCTGAACCTGCTGTACGTTTATACGCTTCACTGTATTCCTGTTGAGTATACTTAGTTTCAGGAAGGTGTAGCTGCTTGGACAGGTCCAGACTCATCATGGCTTCTGCTGTACTGCGAACACTTTCCTCCATGAACATCATACCAATACCGTCCTCAGTATTGTCAAACACATGCTTTATAATCTCTCTAAGGAAGCTGCTCTTGCCAATTCCTGTACCAGCGCACACAGTAATAAGTTCTCCCATACGAATACCGTAGGTGAACCTGTCAACACCATCAAAAGGATAGTTGACTACAGACTTGGCTGGTCCTTGCTGAAGGACATCCCACAGGTCTGTACCAGCAATAATACCATCAGGTGTATAGGCTTCAGCGTTCCACCATGCACTCTCAAAGTCCTTTATCTTGTTATTTGAAAGATACTCGTTTGCATCCTTTAGATTAAGGTGAACAATGCGTCCCTTTGGAGCCAACAACTCTGCTGCTTTCTTGGCAGCTCTCTTTCCAGGTGTATCATTATCAAAGCATATGACAATGTTTTCGTAGTTATCGAGAAATTCAAAGTTGTTTTCTATGTCACTCTGAACACTTGAAGCACCACTCTTCAAGGACACACAAGGCCATTTGCAACCAAACATCTGATAAACGGAAAGAGCATCCAGCTCACCTTCACAGATTGTAATGTACTTTCCACCTCGTTTAAAGTTAGGCTGGCCAAAAAGTACACCCTTGTCAAAGTCCTTGCCTTCATAAAAGAATTCCTTCTTATAATGACTAGACTTTCGGACCTTGTTTCCAAGATGCTCACCGTCCCCGTTAAAGTAAGGATAGAAATGTGTTGTTCCATCAACAGTAACACCATAGGCTTCGCACGTTTCCTTGTTGATACCACGATCAGCAATCGCAGAGGAGATACCAGAAGGAACAAAATCAGGATTCATTGTAATAAATTTAAGTTCCTCACCTTCAGAGGATCTTCCATGTCGTTCACATGCAAAACAGTGCGTGGTGCCATCCTCATTGTACACCATCGCATCACTGCTCCCACACGCCTTGCAGGGCTGATGTGTTTTAACGTAGTCAGGCATTATAGCAACAACTCCTCTACCGTTGGCTCCTTCTCAACATGAGTAAGGTATATCGGTTTATTGGCATAGCCAAAGACCCTTAGTCCTTCTCCTTTGTTAGCATCAGACCAGCACTCGTAGCGGTACTTGCAAAAAGTACAGTTTGTATCAAGACCCCTGTTTCCCATTTTACCTTCTGGCTTATCAGGGTAACACTTCTCTGGTACAGTCTTGCGTTTCATGATCTTTTTAAGATCCTTGATACGCTGCCCAGCATCCACCATTAGTAGCTCGTCAAGTTCCACCAGAACCATCTCAGCAGTATTCTTGTTGTATGCCAGGAAGTACCCCTCATCACCTCCTTCTGCTTGAACATAGCCACTTAGTTGACCTATATACCCAAAAGGATCATCTGCATGTAGACCCTTATGTTTGAATTTCTTGAAACCATACTCAGAAGCAGACTTAACATCTACTACTATGCCGTCTATCTTGGCATCTATATGTCCTTTTATGCCCTGCAGTTTAACTTCCTTCTGTCTATCTACAACTTTATGACCAGCTTCCTGTGCAAGAAACAGAAGAAAGGATTCAACAAGATTACCAAAGAAGAATCTTAATTTCTGCTGGCCTTTAATATTTCTTGAAGACTTGTCATGGAACTCATACCACAGTTGACGATCATGCTTTCCAATGGAAGACATACGAAGTTTACCGCTCCTGCTCTCTTTGTCAGGAGATAAAAAGACATTTATATCTTCACGCAGAGCATCAAAGAACTCCTGTACGTTCTTCTCTCCTATCTCATCCTTACCTTTTTCAAGGAGGCTGTGAATGTCAGGAATTAGCGTGTTGATTTTTGGCATAGGAGTCCTTTATATAAAAGTCAGTATCAACGGCCCCATCCCTCGCCTTGATACAGACAGTCCCTGTTGACTGCCCCAAACCTACCATCGGAACGTGAACACTACCTACAGTTCGTCGCTTTCCTCCCCTATGTCATCACCTTCTTCTGGCACGAGTTCATCGCCACCACCATTGTATGGTACTAACGAAGTTACCATAAGACCACTAAGTCCTGCGCTTCTACCTGCTCTCCCCTGATAGACCCAATCATAAGGATCTGTTGAAACCTTAATCTTGGAGCCGTTACCTATAAGAACTGTACCATCCATTAGATCACCTTTATGATCTTTTACTACTGGAGCATACTTCTCTGATTTTGCAACAACGAAGTGTCCCATATGGGCCTTGTCACCTTCACCTTTTTTGACAGGAACATTTTCACTCTTGAAATATTTAAGCGCTGTCTTGTCCAGATTACAGATATTAATTTCGTACTTACCGCTCATCTTGCTCTTCTCAAACACATGCGGCCATTTTGCTGTTCCACGTATA